TGTACTATCAAGTGCTTGATAAACAATTTCTTTATTTTGATATGTGCCTGTACCAGCAGCAACATTGAGTTGAATGGTGTAAGAAGAAAATGTTCCAGCATCATCAATCTCTTGAACACCTGTGCTGATGAGTTCATGTGAGAATTTGAATTTCTCTAATTGTAATTCATAAAAATAAGGCACACGTCTACCTAGTGTGTGAAAATCTTTATCTTGGTCTGCAAATTTAATTTCATACAATTCACCTGTACCATTTAAAAAAGGAACATAAATCAAATCACCTTCACGAGGTCTTTGAAATACATTTTGTGGAACTCTTTGTTGAAATGACCTTTTAGAAACAATTACATTAACATTGTTTTTAATTTCTAAACCAAACTTAGAAAAGAATTCTTTTTCGCCATCATAGTCTAATGAATTGGAAAGATAAAGTTCTAATGGAAATGCTGATTGAAATTTTTTAACTGGATCTTCACCAAACAATAAATCACGAGCAATATCGTTATCGTTTGGTAAATAGTAACCATCAAAGCCCATAATTTTTATGGACTCAACAATTAGATCCTCTAAAACTCGTTGTTCGGCTACAGAGTTATAGTTGTTAAAATAAACTGAAGTTGCCATGTTAGTTCATAAACCATTCTAATGGTGCACCATATTCGTTTTGCATTTCGGTTTCTAACTTTTCAATTTCACCAACAGCTTCTTCATAGATTTTATCACCATTTAATGTTACACCACCAGGCAACTGTAGATTATTAAACTTCTTTAAGTTATTACCCCATGTTCTTTTGATTAATGCCGTGGTGTATTCTTTCATCCAACGGTCATTCCAAACTCTGTTGTAAACAGTAGGGTCAATATTAGCATAACATTCAGCAACAACAATTTTAGGTGCCTGTGATGCACCCCATGCCCAATCAATATACAGCTTTTGCATATGGCGTTGGAAACGAATCGGCACTTCACCAGAAAACATAAGTTCTAATGAACGTAGATGTTGTAATGTTAGTGTATAGTTAACATATGATGCAGATGTAAAGTCATAGAGTTCATTTAATCGTAACTGATATCTTAGGTCAAACATACTAATGGACGCTTGGGAATCTTGAATAGGGAATATACGAGAAATACCAACAATATCTAATTTATTATTAGAAGAATCTTGAACATTACTTAAATCGATGTATTTTTGGTCAATATCAGTTTGAGTTATTGCTTTAACATAATAAAATTTTTGAAGTCCATCAAAATGGTAATCTTGCCAATATTGGAGCGCATCGTCAATGCGATCTTCTATTTGATCTTCATCCACGTTAATGTCGATAACGGGAAAGCCTAACCTGCGAAGGCAATAGTCCTTGAATGTTTTTCTATCTGTTACAGCCGGCATAATAATCTCCTATATTCAGGTATTTATACCATGAGTTTTTAGTTGATTAATTAAGAGGTTGACCAATATTGAGTATTGAATACACTTACCAATATAATGGGAGATCCATCCGTAACAACATACGTTACCACAGGAACACTTTCATAAGTTATTTCAGTTGATGGAACCGTTTGCGATGAAAAAGACTGCATAGTAATGTTGGTACCAATATTACTTGAATCCAAAAAATCACCCACATTAATATATTGATCTATGTATGGTGCTACTGCGTATCCAACATTAGCATTTGGAGAAAATCCTAGTCTTGCTGATACTGTAATTGTATTGGCCATTTTATGGTCTATTTCTAATTAACAAAACTAGGCTTTTCTGATTAAATACATATCTTCATTAAACACAATTGGCATATATTCTTCACCATTAACAGTAAATGTTTGGTTGTCCGAAAAATATAATTTCATTGTATTAATTGGTAAAGTTAAACTTTTGTAGATTCCTTTACAAATACCACCATTGTTCCAAGATCCGGTTTTGGTTCTTGAAATGTTTACAGGATATGCTCCAGGAACAAATGTACCTGTGGTTGGATCAATTGTTGGTAAATTTGGATTGTGAGTTACAGAATTATTTAAAGCTGATTGATTAGAATTTTTCTTTTGTCTATGGTAAAAAACAGGAGTTGCTAGTTCCCACTCAGTTTGACCATAACTACCGGCAGAGGTAGACCATACGTCTGTTTTGCCTGCTGCACTATTTAAACCAACACCACTAATTGAACACATATTTATAAAAGGTAAATTTCTATGATACACATAAGTTGGAAAATTTACATATCGTGTTGATGTTGTGGAAGCCTCTCCTACATCACTTATGGTGGCCATGTACGCAGCTATTGCATTTGGTGCTTGAGCGACTAACCCAAAAGGAGCATATTGCGGTAATGACGCAGCAATTCCTGGTGCCGGCATTACCGCCGGTGTTGTTGATGGATTCACTGGTGTTGCCAGGCCATATTCTGGATACTGAAAAATACCTATACTCCAAGGATATGCAACACTGTTAGTAGGATCACAATGATGCACAGTCCAAGCTACCCAAGGTGGATTATGGTTTATGGCATCTTCCCACGGTTGTGTTGTTCTAAATCCACCATACATAATTGATCCAAATAATTTATAACTATTGGTGGAATATCTTGCTGAATAACCAGTTGAATATCCATTAATGTAACTGTGGGTTCGAACATTTTCCCATATTATACAATAATCTTTAGTAACCGCCATTGTATAAGTAACGTTTGCTGCACTACCTAAATTAAATCCGGATGATGGATTTGCAAAAACAGTAGTGGTACTATCTGAATTATGAGTTGGAACTACAGTTGAGTGGTAAGCATTATTTGTAAAGCTGGTTGTTTGTTGATTTGGAGTGGTTCCGCTCCATGTTGGTGTATAATTTCCTGAAGCATTTTGACTATCATTACAACCAAATGTCATCATTATTTGACCGCCATTAGCGGTCCAATTAGTTAACGGAGCCGGAGTTATTCTTCCATTCCACCTACTATCATTGCCTGTAGTATTATGACCAATCGCATGAAATGTCATTTTATTAAAAGGCATAGCAGCTTTGCCAGAGGAGTTCCAAAAATCTGCTTTATACATTAGTGCAAAGGTATTCATAGAAGCCATTGCAGTAAAAGAGGCTGGATAAGTAGGAATTGAATGTGTAGTATTACTTGTGTTCCATCCTCCAGCTTCAGTATTGGCAATAATACTAAGGATACAATTTTTGGTACCGTCTACGGTACTAGTTGTTAAATATGGATTAACGGTTAAACTGGTTGTGCCCGCATTTGCCGTTGCAATTGCAGTAACGCAGCGTAAAAAGTTAATGTAATAAGCTTCCGTATTAGCGGCTGCATAAGCGCCACCAGAAATGGCTGGATCGAAAGAAACTATCATATTGAATCCTTAATAGGTTAGTAATGAAAAATCATTGGTTGTTAATCTGCGTAATCCTGTTCCATCAACATAAGTTTGATTACCAGCATAAGCGCCTCTAGGTAATTTATATAAACCATAAACCACACTTAATGTATATCCAGTTGTAGTATTAGTTATCCAAGCTGGATTTTCAAAAATACTTACGCTTCCATCAGTATTAATTTTTCTAATAGGATTATTCGTAACAAGATATGGTGTTGCTGAACCATAACTTAAAGTGTCATAACTGTATGTATATGGAATTGTTGCGCCTCTATAAAGATTTTGTGTATAAGGCATTAAAGCACCAGAAGCTCCAGTCAACTCGGTTTGTACAAATTCATTTGTAGCCGAAATAGACAAATCCAATAACATTGTTAACATACTATCTGTAAAAACTCTGGTTACTCCATTATGGCCAATATCAAAAACACCACACTGTGCATTCCCTCCTTGACCAATGTATATCATCTGTGGACTAACAACAATATCAATACCTACATTTGTATTAACATAATTTACCACGCTTACTTCGGTTGATAAAGTTGCACTATTAATCAATGTATCGTTGGCAGAAACATATGATTGAGCTAAAGCTATGCTGCTTAATTTTTGATTGGCATTATCCCAATTTAATCGAATATAATGTGTTTTGCTGCCAACTGTGCTGTGAATTTTAGCAAAAGTATTACTTGCAGTATTTGCTACAGAAACATAACTTGAGGGATATGTTCCAAAAAATATTGTATTGCTTTGATCTGTGTTTGCACTCAATGATGCCACATTACTGGCGGTTCCACTAACAATTTTATAAACATCAGATACCATATTTGCATATGTTGTATTGGCTGTCATTCTATATCTAACTAGCATTTTTTTATCCTATTTTTTATTCTGGAACAATTTCTGAATCCGTATTAGCACTAGGCTGTTCTTCTACAACTTCAGGTTCTACCGGTGCTGGCAGAGGAATTAAATCATCAATAAGTTGAAACTCTGAAACAATTGATTCATTTAAATTTGGTGTATATAAAAATGCACAATTGTACATATTGGACCAAGAAACTATTGTTGAAGATTTATTATCTCCAGAAAGTTTTACATATTGTGAAGTTACAAATTCTGAAATATTAACATTACTAGGAATCTCTCCAATATAACGATAACCATAACCAAAATTGGCATGACCAAAAATTTGTCGTAAATATGATTTATTCATTTTGTTTACCTTATTTATTTACGTATTTAGTTATTGGGAATATGATATTCTAACCCATAAATCTGCTGCTGTAATATCGGAACCCAATAAATTTACAGTTAAATAGTCGCTTGTTGTTAAATTAACACCAGATAATACAACAGGAGTCATAATTGGACTACTGGTAGTAATTATAAAAGAATTGCCTATGTTGGCACCATTTTTCAATATAACAAATTGTAGGTTTGCTGACGGACTTGCACTCAAATTTGCATATACGGTGCCTAAAGTAATTGTTTGTGTAGGATAATATCGAGATGTTCCTGTGAATGGAACATTTAAAGTTCCAGGCATATTTAAATTAATAAAACGTGATACTGTATTGGCTGCATTAAAAGCTGATTGAGCTAATGCTGTTCCCGTATTGGCTTGAACAAAAGCCGCATTAGCGGTTTGCCTTGAAAAAGAATCCAATGGTGATACTGTGTTGGCTGCATCAAAAGCCGATTGCGCTAAAACGTTGGCTGAATTGGCTCTATCAAAAGCATCTTGAGCTTTAGTTCCAGATTCACTTGCAGAAGATATACTACTAACAAGTGTGGCAGATAAACTAGATGCTGTAATTGAACCTGCTTGAATGTTATTTGCTGTTATTTTTGCCATGGTGTTTTATTTATTTTGTATTGTTTTAAGCTATAAATGTACCAGAACTGGTATATGTTAATACTGTTTTTCCTGGTGCTGCTGGCGGTGTTGTTACTGAGGCCGCCGGTGGCGCTGAACCTGGATAACTTGGTGTGGGTATAGCTATTATAACTACACCGGATCCACCTGCTCCTCCACTATTTGGGTATCCACCACCTCCACCGCCACCACCACGATTTGTTGTTCCGGCAATTGCATTACCGCCAGGTGCACCACCTCCATTTCCTCCGGAGCCGTTGCCGCCACCAAAATAAAATTTTCCACCGCCACCACCACCTGCATAGTATACTGAAGGTCCAGTAAATGGCCATATGGCTCCTACGCCGCCGGTGCCACCAGGACCTGATCCAGCTGGAGTTGTATTAAAATCAATTCCTACTGCATTCGTTGCTGCACCACCAGCACCACCACCAGCACCACCACCAGCCACAGGGTTAGTGCCTGGACCTGGTACAGCTGAACTTCCTGGATATCCTTGTGGGCCAGCTATACCATGAACTCCAGGAGATCCTGTTGCATAACCGCCTACACCTCCTGCATTAGGACTATATCCATTACCAGGAGTGCCCGCTCCACCACCACCTGAACCACCATTAGCGCCATAACCTAAAGCACCAGGACCAGCACCTGGTGTTTGTGTAGCTCCATATCCACCGCCTACTGCAACAGCTATTGCTGTAACTCCGTCACTTATAAAACTCGAAGTGCCTGATGTGCCAGGTGTACTTGCGCCACCATTACCGCCGGCACCGACAGTAATAGTATAGGGTGTTCCAGCAAGGAATGTGGTGGATCCAGATAATAATCCTCCGGCACCGCCGCCACCACCGCCTGATCCAGGACCTTGTGTGCCGCCTCCGCCACCACCTCCAGCTACCATTAAATAATTAATTGAATAAGGAGCCGCCGTTATAGCCGATAAACTAAATGTTTTAGTTTGATCCTGTAATTCAGCATCTGAAGCTTTAACATCAAATGAATAAGTTGTTGCTGAACCAACAGAAATGTTACCATAAAAATATCCATTGGATAATAAAGTTGTGCCTGTAGGCAATATTGTGGTATTAGAATAAGTTACAGAAGAATCAGAGTTTGCACTTAATGTGGTTGAAAATACAGTATTACTAAGAACATTAGCTAATGCAGTTGCAGTTCCCCACACAGGAAAAGAACTAAAAGTTAATCCATTAATTTTTGTTGCTGTTGCACCAGTTACGGTATCTGTAACATAAACAGGATAAGTTGCTGCTGATAAAGCTGGAACTTGAGCTCTTAGTTGCTTTGTGTTTGCAAATGTGGTACTAGTAGCATTCGTTGTACCAACAATTACAACGCACTGATTTGTAAAACCTGTTCCGTTAATAACCAAATAACCGCCACCAGTATTGGCTGCTGTATCATCCAAAACATTGTATGAACCATCTGCAATCTGTACACTACTAATTGCTAACGAAACAATGTTTGCAACGGCAGCATTGGCTGCTTCAGCAGCTGCTAATTTTGTACTGATTGTATTGTCTAGATTGGATGTTGTTATCTGTGTAAACGGCATTTTTTATCCTTAAATCGATAATTCTCTAATTTGAACAACCACGTTGGCTATCGGTGCAGTTGTAAATGTTAATATTGTACCACTTACTGTGTAATCATTAATAGGTACTTGGCAGATACCATTTTCATATACAAACATAGAGTTTGCTGTTTGACCAGAAGTTACAGTAAATTGTGTTTGAACACCGTTTGCTGTATATCTACGCATCAAAGCTTGAGTTGCTGGCACCAAAGTGTTTATTGGCAACTCACGAATTTGGATTGTTTCATCCGATCCTGGTGGTAATACATATGTTAATGTTGTACCACTTACTGTGTAATCATCAACAGGGAATTGTGCAACACCGTTATTAAATAATAAAATTGTATTTGCAGTGTAACCAGAAGATATCGTGAAGGTTGTGGTTGATCCGTCACCTTGATATATTCTTGTTCTATACATTGAACTATCAACATTTATTACTTTTACAAACGTAGTAACTTCTATTGTATCATTTGCAGTTGCTGTATCCGTAAAAACAACATTGGCACCAGAAACACTATACGTATCTTTATTTTGGTATACACCATTTAAAAACACCATTGTTTGGTTTTCACTATCAGGTGTTGTGGATAATGTAAATTGTGTTTGACTTCCGTTACCTGTAAATTTATCAATGTACGTGGTGAATGTACCAGAAATAGTTCCGCCACCTGAACTTGCTGCAGCATTTGCAGTATTAGCTAATGTAAAAGCATCATTTGCTTTATTAAAGGCTGCTTGTGCTTTGGCATCTGCTGCGGTAATGTTAGTGTTCTGTGTTGCATCAACGCCTTCAATGATGGACATTCTAGTGTTTTGACCAACATCAACACCTTCAGCAATAGTTATTCTGGTATTCTGTGTTGCATCAACAGATGTTTGGTCTTTGCCATCAATATTGACTGTTGTAGCAATTACATTACCTCTAAGTAATGAGGCTCTTAAATTTGCAGTTGCAAAAGAAGCATGATTAATATCAATGTTATTATTGCCTGATAATTCTGGTGTATAACCTTGAAATAAAAAATAATCTTTTGTTGCAAAATCACGAACTAAACCGGTATGAGCATTGGCGCCATCGTTATAATGACCAGCAAAACCAATGTCTATTTGATCTGTTGTATAATTTCCTATAGCCAATTTAATCATTGGATCAACTACTTCATACTGTTGTGTATTGATTGATGTGGTTGTTCCTAAAACAGATAAATTGCCTGATACTGTTAGATTTTGTGATACATTGAGTGATCCAATAATTGAACCACCAGATGTGGTGATTGATGTGTTTGCTTTATCAAAAGCAGCTTGTGCTTTGGTATCAGCATTTGTTATGTTAGTATTTTGTGTAGTATTTACACCTTCAATAATACTCATACGAGTATTCTGTGTTGTGTTTACACCTTGAATAATTGTAATATTATTAGTTGCTGTATTAGCAGTTGTTCTGGCATATGAATCGGTTGGACTTGCTGCTGATGTTTGTGAAGTACCATCAGCAAATATAATAGAATTTAGAACAGTAAATGTGTTACTTGTGAGTGATGCAAGTGCGGTTGCAGGTGTCCTAAACCATGCACCTCTTGATGCATTATAGGTATATGATATACCATTCTCAAGCGTAACTTGATTATTTGCTGGTGATAATGGAAAAGACATTTATGTTTTACCTATTTAATTTAAGCTGTGAGTGTTGATGAAGTCGTAAATGTGTGATAAGTATATGAACCTGATGTTGATGATGTTCCACCAGATGGATTAATTGGATTTCCACCACTATCTGTTGCTCCGGTTAAATAACGAATGATTACAATACCACTACCGCCAGAATAATTGACACTATTATTTCCAGATCCTCCTCCACCACCAGTGTTAGGTGCTCCATTTGAGCCTGTGCCTCCACCACCTAATCCACCTTGACCTGTTTGATAACCATATGCACCTTGTGTACCTCCACCTCCAGCATAATAAGTTCCGTTCAACCATTGTAATCCAATACCTGCAACACCTGGAAATCCTGCATTTCCACCCGGAGGATATCCTCCTGCAGCTCCAGCTCCACCAGCTCCACCGGCAACGAAACCTTGAGAATATGTGCCGGAAGAACCATTATTTCCTTGGCCAACAACGCCAGTTCCACCACGACTATATCCACCACCACCTGATCCTCCGTCATATGCACCACCATTAGAACTGCTTCCTGCTCCGCCACCAAAGGCGGTAATTGTATTGGCACCTTGAAATACTGTATTACCTCCTGAATATGCTACAGCTGAAGTGCCGCCAGCACCAATAGTAATTGGATAAAGATTTAATGTGGTTAAATTCATAGTGCCTGTCAAATAACCACCAGCGCCGCCTCCACCACCATATTGACCAGAAGCTCCTCCACCACCAACCACAAGGTATTCTACTGAATAGAAAGCAGGAGTAATTGATGTATCTCCAACTGTAACAGTTGTAGCTACTGCAACAACTGGTCCTGTATTTGAACCAGTTCTTAAACTTAATGTGATTGTTTCTGTTGTTTCTGTTGTTAAATCAGCAATTAAAGACCTTCTAATTGTTGCAGAATTATTAATAATAGTAACAGAACCATTACTTACAGAATCATTAAAATCGGATGCTACGGTTGTACCAGAATTTGTCCAATACAATACTGTATTATCAGCAACATTGGTTGTTGTGATGTTATAGATTACTGTGTTACCGGTAGTTTCATTAATTGTTGAGGTATTTGGTGTAATCGCATATGTTTGATAGATGTATCCAGCATTTTGTGGGCCAGAGATATCGATCCAGTTATTGCTTACACCATCATTGGTGTAACGAAGTAAAACGTTTGTTACTGTATCAAACCAAGTATCACCAACTTTTGGATTTAATGGTGCCGTATCTGATGTGGTTGATTTTCCTGCATTGTTGGCCAACACAAAAGCTTCAGCGACAGCAGTGCCAAGGTTTACACCATTAGCAGTAATTGAAGTAGCAGTAACATTACCAAACACAAAGCTTTCTGTGTTACTGATTGCGTTTGGTTGTATCTTTAATATTGGCATTTAAAAACCTTTTATTCTTATTCTATTATTTATTAAGCTGTGTATGTACCAGAACTTGTAAATGTTAATACTGTTTTTCCTGGTGCTGCTGGTGGCGTTGTTACTGTCGCACCTGGAGCTGAACCTGGATAGTTAGGAGTAGGGACAGCCAATATGACCACACCAGATCCGCCAGCTCCGGACTGACCGCCACCGCCACCACCAGTATTGTTACTTCCTGGATTAAATGCTGGTCCTCCTCCGCCAGAACCGCCAGATCCTTGTTGTGGGCCTGTGCCTGTTCCACCGCCGCCGCCGGCGTAGGTTGATCCTGTAAATGGCCAAGTGGAACCAGCACCGCCTGGCCCACCTGTTGCTGAACTAGGGGTCGCATTACCTCCAGGTGTACCGCTGCCACCTCGGCCACCACCACCACCACCACCACCCCAATTTCCCAATGGCACCGATGCGTTTCCGCCGCCGCCACCGCCGTTTCCTTGTCCTGGAGTAGAAGAACCTCCCGGACCTCCAGTTGGGTTCCCCGACGGTCCAACTGTTCCGCCCGAGCCGCCGCCGCCAGATCCACCTGGTTGTCCTGCTCCGCCATTACTTGAACTGCCTCCTCCGCCCCCCGTAGAATTAATTCCAGCAAAACTACTTTGATTTCCATTGGTATTTACTGCTCCGCCACCACCAACAGTAATGGGATATGAAGTACCACTTGTTAATGATGTACTTCCTGATAATAATCCGCCAGCTCCGCCACCACCACCTACTTGATTAGAACCGCCACCACCGCCACCAGCTATAACTAGATATTCTGCCGTAAATGATGGCAGTACTGTAGTTAAACTAAACGTTCTTATTGTATCCTGATTTTCAGCATCTGTTGCTTTAACATCAAACGAATATGTTGTTGTATTACCTGATATGGTGCCATAAAAATATCCATTGGATAATAATGTCGTACCAGCAGGTAATATCGAAGTGTTTGTATATGTTACATTTGAATCGGATGTGGCTGATAATGTGGTTGAGAAAGCTAAACCGATACTTACATTCGCCAAGGTCGCTGATGTTAACCATTGTGGCATGGTTGAAATAACAAATGAACTAGAATACAATGAACCAGATGAGTTTGAATTGTAAACTGATACCGCATAATTTCCTGTATTTGAAACAGGCAATACAGCACGCAATTCAGTAGAACTTACAAATGTAACATTGGCTTTTGGTACCATAGTACCATTGAGAAACACATTGGCCGTTGATTGAAAACCTGTGCCAAGGATTCGAATATATGAATTACTTGTTGCAGCAGCTGTATCATCTAAATTATTGTATTCACTATCTGTTACGATAACGGATGTAATAGCAGGACCTGTAGATGCACCAGAATTAATCAGCCTTACAGATGTTGTAACAATCTGACTATTTTTGGCTGTTTCTTGTCCTATCTGAGATTGGCTTGCTGTTGTGATTGCCATTAACTAATCTCACTACCAAACGCATTGATGCTTACAGAAGAAGTGTTTGCATTGGCAGTAAGAACATCTGTTGCGGCCAATGTAATACCAAGTGTTAACGAAACAGTATCATTACCTGGAACAGGAGTATCAAAATTAATATAATGTTTAGCTGCAAGTGTTTCACCTGATGGACGAACAGCCAACCTAAAAGTGGCTGTATTGGCACTTTGATTACATACAGTAACAGTACTCAACACGGTGCTAGTCAAAGAAGGCACAGTATATACAGTCGTTGCTGTGTGTGCAGTTGGGTTAATTTGTCCTAAAACTTTATATGTTATTGGCATTTTATTTCCTTTAAGCGCCCATCAATAAGAATGGACTAATAATATTGTTAACTGTATATAGTGTGGTATTGGATGTACCAATTGTGGTTACTTCTATAATTTGATTATTGGCTGGTGCAGAAGTAAATGTAAGTGTTGTACCAATAACTGAGTAAGCTGAACGTGGTTGTGTAACACCGCCAACTACAGCAGTTGTATAATTAATTGTTGCTGGTGTTGTTGATAATGTATATGCTGTATTTGAACCATCACCTGTGTAAGTATCAACAGTAGAAGTTAATACTGCTGATGATGTATTTGCTTTATCAAATGCTGCCTGTGCTAATACGTTTGCTGAATTGGCTTTATCAAACGCAGCAACACCAATAGAACCTTCAGCAGTATTTGCTTTATCAAATGCCGCTTGAACATATGTTAGTCCAGCAATCTTGTCGTATGTTGTTCCGTTGTTGGTAAATTCCCATGATGTATTGGCCTCAGACCAAAGCAACTTAGTATTTGTGGACGATCCTCTATTAACTTCAATACCAGCACTCAATGAAGGTGCACCTGTTACATTGGAATTTAAAGTAATGATATTATCAACAACAGTTAAATTAACTGTGTTAGCATAAAATTGTGTACCAGTAACCGTTAAGTTTCCTGTTACTACTGTATCTCCTGTTATTGTACCACCAGAAGTATTAAATTTGGTGTTCGCTGTGTTGAATGCAGCTTGTGCTAAAACGTTTGCTGAGTTGGCTTTATCAAATGCGGCTTGTGTTTGTGCTTCAGCATTACTAATTCTGGTATTTTGTGTTGCTTCAATACCAGCAAACAAAGAACTAAAATTTGCTAAATCATTGGCTACTGTATTTGCTTTTGCAAATGCTGAATTAGCATATTGATTAGCCGCATTAGCTTGTGCAAACGCTGAGTTGGCATATTGATTGGCTGCATTTGCCTGAGCAAAGGCTGAATTTGCTTGAGCATATGCCGTGTTTGCTAATTGATTAGATGCGTTAGCTTGAGCAAATGCTGCATCACCTGTGGCTGCTGAAGCACCAGCAGATGTTTGTACTGAACCATCCGCAAATGTAATACCGTTGGCAGAACCGGTAATATAAAGTCCACCAGCGTAAACATTACCAGTAATACCAGCACCACCAGAAACAATTAAAGTTCCTGATCCGTTTGTTGTGGATTGTTGTGCAGAAGTTAAAAGTAATTGGCCAATTGATGCAGAGTTAATTGAGCCGTTTCTTTTCCAAACTCCGAGTGCATTATTCCATTGATAAACAATGCCGTTAACTAGAGCAGTTTGATTATTTGCTGGTGATAATGGGAATGGCATGTAATATTCCTAAATTTATTCTATATTTATTAAGCAGTATAAGTGCCTGAGCTTGTATATGTTAATACTGTTCTTCCTGGTGCCGCAGGTGGTGTTGATACTGTAGCACCTGGAGCTGAACCAGGATATTTTGGTGTAGGTATTGCTAATATAACTACACCTGAACCACCTGCACCACCACCCGGAAAACCTCCGGCTCCACCTCCACCAGATCCAGAAGTTCCTGGCGATGCTTGACCGGTTGGTACTGGACAATTACCGCCACCACCATTTCCTCCATTACCACCGCCACTACCAGCGCCACCACCGGCATAATATGTTTCTGGTCCAGTATATGTCCAAGTTAAACCGTTTCCTCCAGTAGCTCCAGGACCTGTAGGTTGAGGAGCAACTGCATTAGTACCAGCCGTTCCAGCACCGCCGCCACCACCTGCTCCCGTGTAAATTGCTGGCCCCACCGGCACTGCCGTTCCACTACCTCCTGGATTACCTTGACCGGGAATTCCACTACCACCTGGAGCCCCGGTCCAAGGATTAAATGTATTCGAACCACCACCACCAGATCCACCGGGCACACCTGTAGCTTGTTGAAAATTGAATGGTGCGATAGCCGCTCCACCGGATCCACCACCGGTTGTAGTAACTGCTGTAAATCCGGGAGCTGGACTAGAAATATTACTACTAAATCCACTAGTTCCTACACTTCCAGTACCAATACCTCCTACACCTCCAGCACCAACATTGAGAATGTATGAGAAATTAGGTAAAACTGTAATAGTTCCAATTTTCATTCCTCCAGCACCACCACCTCCGCCACCACCGTATCCGGAGTCACCTCCGCCTCCTCCGCCTGCTACAACCAAATAATCTATTGAGTATGGTTCTGGTGGTTGTGAAGTGTCTAAAACTTCAATAAAACTTGCTGTATTTGCTGCAACTGGTCCAGTTAATGATCCTGTTGATAGTGAAATTCCTAAAGTTTTAGTTCCATCTGTGTTCGAATCTGCTCTAACGGTAACATTAATTAAAGCTCTATTATTTGTGATAGTAATTGTACCAGTATTACCACCTACAATATCAGAGTTTGCAGTAGTACCTGTAGTTTTCCAATATAATACGGTGCCATCAGCCGTATTAGTTGTAGTTACTGTATATTGTACTGTAGTGTTTGAAACTGATTCATTTAATGGCATTTTTAATCCTTATACTACGTTAGCTGTGATGGTGTATTGCACAACAATATTAGTTGATATTAATATTGGTCCAGAAATATCGATCCAATTATTGGATGTACCATCGTATGAATACATATACAATGTTTCATCTGTTAAACTTAACCATAAATCACCAACAGTATTACCTGTAGGTGTTGTATTACTTGATGTTGCTCTGGCACCAGAGTTTGCTCTTGCAAATGCTCCTTGTGCTAATGCACTTGCGGCAGTAATCTGTGTGTTCTGCCAAGTATCTACACCTTCAATAATTGTCATACGGCTATTCTGAGCAGTATCGACACCTTCAACAATAGTTATTCTGGTGTTTTGTGTAGTATCTACACCTTCAATAATACTCATGCGAGTGTTTTGATCCACATCTACACCTTCAGCAATAGTCAATCTACTGTTCGCTGATATCAATCCACCAGCAGTCGCATTTGCTTGAGCAAAAGCAGCTTGTGCTGCATTAGTTGCCGTGGTTATATTTGTGTTTTGAGTAGTATCTACACCTTGAATAATAGTAATGTTATTGCTGTTGGTATTTGCAGTAGTTCTAGCATACGAATCAATACCTGTTGCAGCAGTTGTTTGAGATGTGCCATCAGGAAATATAATAGAACTTAGAGCTTGAAATGTATTTGCTGTAATTACATTAGCTGTTGAATCACCATATCGATACCATGCACCTTTACTGGCGAGCCAATAGTATTCAATACCATTTACTAATGCTATTTGATTATTTGCTGGTGCTAATGGAAATGACATGAAATATTCCTAAGTGTATTATATTGTTTATTCTGTTGGTGGAACGAATTCTATCCATGAAGTTGTATCTTCATCCCAAACAAATATTTTACCTTCTTCTACAGGCATTGGTGTTGGAGCTTCCCATAAGCAAGAGCTCTCATTTAATACCCATGAAGCATATGGTTTTGGTGGAATAAAAGCATCACGACCAGCATCGTATGTGTAACCAATACCAGCAAAGTTTTTACGTAATGGAGTTCCACCATTAGCATGAACACCGCCATGTGTATTATAAGATGTTTGCACCCAAGAAGCTGGATCACCCCAATGTCCTGTGTTCAAAACATCCTGCTCAATAACAATAACTTGCGTTACTATTCCATTTTCTACTTTTGCAAAATGCGCCATTTTTTACTTCTCCTTTTGTTAAAAAAATTAAGCAGTATAAGTGCTCGAGCTTGTATAAATTAAAATCTGTTCTGATCCCGTTGGATAAGAGCTACTTGCTCCTGGTGCTGAACCTGGATATGATGCAATTGGTATACTTAAAATAACTATTCCGCTACCGGCTGCACCTGGACCAAAACCAGTTCCGCCACCACCGGTGTTTATTGCTCCTACATTGGTTGGATATGGTCCTGATGCGGGTGCGCCGCCGCCGAGGCCAGGAGTTCCAGCTGGTTGAGTAGGACTACCTGCCGGTCCAGCACCTCCACCACTAAAGTATGTGCCGGCAACCGGATAATACAAACCATTACCTCCATTGCCTGCTTTGGATGGTGCAGCTCCAGTACCGGGAGCACCGGCACCACCGCCACCACCACCGCCAAAAGTACCAGATCCACCTACTCCGCCAGGATTACCTTGTCCTGGTGTTCCGTTTCCGCCGGCACCGCCAGGATTACTTCCACCTCCTGATCCTCCACCACCTGAACCACCATTACTGCCAGTTCCACCATACGGAACACCGCCTGCACCACCACCAATGGATGTAGCAGAACCAAAAACAGAATTGGATCCATTATCACCATTAAATGCTCCACCAGCACCAACAGTAACAGTGTATGGAGTTCCACTATAAACAGCTAAAGTTCCCGTGCGGTATCCACCGCCGCCGCCACCACCAGCAGTGCCACCGCCGCCCCCTCCAGCCACCAATAAATAATTCACATTATAAGGTACTGGTGCCTGTGAAGTATCATTAACAATAATAGGTGTTGGGGTGCTTGTTACACTTGTTCCATTTATTGAACCTGTTAGTAAATTGATACCCAATGTTTTGGTTCCATCTGTGTCTACATCTGCTATAAGAGCAACATTAAACACAGCACGATTATTATTAATAGTAATAGAACCAGTATTACCACCTACGATATCCGAATTAGTAGTATTGCCGGTTGTTTTCCAATACAAAGTTGTTCCATCAGGCACTCTGCTGGTTACTACCGTATATTGAATTGTATTTGATTCATTAACTGGCATTTTTAATCCTTATGACACATTAGCTGATATTAGATATGTTGGTCTAATATATGTTGACCTGCCGATTGTTGGTCCTGTGATATCGATCCAATTATTTGAGGTACCATCATATGTATAACGCATCAATACATCATAATCTGTGTCGTACCACAAATCACCAACTGTTGGACTGGTTGGCGCAGTAGGACTTCCGGTCATTCTTAAATTAATTGCTGTCGCTTGAACTGTACCATCAGGAAACGCTACGTTACCTTTAAAATAATCCGCATGAACGTTTGCTTTAGCAAATGAAGCATCATTGATATTAATATTATTATTTGCACCAAGTTCAGGTGTATAACCTTTAAATACATACCATTCTTTTGTTCCATGGTCTCTAATGAAACCTGTATGAGCATTGGTGCCGTCATTATAGTGTGCGCTGATGCCAATGTCCAATAAATCAGAAGTATAATTTCCTACACCTAATGTTATTAAAGAATCATTAACTGTAAATGAAGCTGTATTGATTGTTGTTGTGGTGCCCAATACAGTTAAGTTACCTGTGACAGCCAAATCTTGTGTTACGTTTAACGAACCAGTAATTGAACCACCAGATGTAGAAAGTCCTGTATTGGCTTTATCAAATGCTGCCTGTGCTTTGGTGTCAGCGTGAGTAATATTTGTATTCTGTGTTAAGTCAACACCAGAAAGATATAATGTATTTGCAGAAGCTGTGTTTGCTTGAACAAAGGCCGATTCACCTATAGAACCACGAATATCACCTTGTGGTATCCATCTTCTTCCACCAGGAGCAGCACTATCATAAATTAATACATCATTAACATTGGCTGTGCCAAGATTTGGTTCCGCAGAACTTAAATCCAAATATTGATATCGGTCAGCTGCAACGTTTGCTGCAGGAGTAACTGCTACACGGCCGCTGATTAATTTAAGGTTGTTAGGCATAGTTTATTAAGCGTTAGCGGTTTCGAGATAAGATAATAGTAATTGTGCTCTGTTGTTGGCATCAGCTGTAATGCTGAATGAATCACCAGTTTGTAATATTAATTTACCAAGTAATAGATTTGTTGCATCAGTAATTGGTATAATTGTATTTTTAACAATTGATGTGGCATTACTTCCACGAACATGATTGGCCGAAATTGTTACTGAATTTGTTGCATCAATGTTTGATACTTGTGCCAACAAAATAACTGTGGTCACACCAGCAGGTGTGGTGTATACCGTTGTTGTTGATGTAGTAACGTTAGCCGTTGTTGTTTTAAATGTATTTAATGGAATTTGTGTTGCCATTTTATTAACCCTCTAGAGCAAGTATGTATGGAGTCAGTTCAGCAAAAAGACTCTTTGTAAAAGTTCTTCCTGAAATTGTGGATGTTGATTGATTAATTGTTAAATCAGATACAACAAAGTTACCGCTTTGGTCGGTCGAAGTAGCAAACACAGCGCCTTCACCTATTCCAATAATTTGAGCAGTCACGTTAGCGACACCACCTAATTTAGGCAATGCATTAATTGATGTGCCAGCACCAACATATTCAAACGTTTGAGCTGATGCTCTCAATTGACTTTGCTGATAAAAACTAACTGTTGTACCACTATTAAATGAATTCAAAATTTGTTGTTGAAATGATACTGTTGTTACGCCACCACTTAATGGTGTTGCTTCAACAACAGAATAATAATTATCGGGATCGTCACCATCTATTTTCATAATTAAACCTGCATATGGAATTGTTGCTGTAATACCTAAAGTGCTGTTTGCTGTAACACTATTTAGATTCATCGTAAAGGCGGCTTCAACACTTGTTACATCCAAAGTTGCAGACATGGCAAGCTTGCCTTTACCATTGGCAACTAAACCTCTATTACCAAAGTTAACGTTACAGTTACCCATTGAAGCAGTACCACCAGATTCAGCTAAGAATGCCGTATCACAGAAGATGCCATAAATGGAAACCAACTGAGTGTAACCATCATTCAATACGTGTATGCCTGTACCACCAGAATTGACTTGGGTGAATTGTGCAGAGATAATACTCTTGTTGCCTGTCGCCAAATCTCCATCGATCCTAATGCCTGTTCCTGTTGTTGTAATTGAAGAACTATTATAGATGTATGGACTACCAGTAATGTATGTGGTATATCTGGAGTTGGCAGCTGCCGGAGAATTTCTAAGTGGTATTTCTAATGAGTATACAGAAGAACTGGTTGGTTGTGTTGACCAGTTGGCATCTACAGTAGCTACTTTTGTTGTACCATTATAAGAAATAATATTAGCTGATTGTCCTGATCCTGTACCACTCGTAATCGAAACAGCCATATTTTTATAGTAATCGGTATAAATGGAAGCACCAGAATTTAATGTAATTGTGTTTGCACCACCTGCTTGTGCTGTGCCTGTTTCTAATGCTGGTGTTGGAAAAGAAACTGCTGCGCCAGTATAATCTACAAATTTAAATCCAGTAACATAACTATTATTGTTTACATAGAAAACATTATTAGAAGTGGTTTGTGGTTTAATAACACAAGTTCTTTCACCAGAACCTTGTACTTGAACATTTTGTGGAATAATAATTGGTGTAATTTCTGTATATGTTCCTGAACTAACTACAACAGAATCACCTGGTTGTGAGGCGGCTACAGCTGCTCGAATCGTTCTCTTTGCAGAACTAGGTGTATCACCTTTAAAGTTGTCATTGCCATTCATTGATGCATACCACGTATTACCTGTTGGTGTGGATGATATATCAATAATTTGACCATTGTTTAATTGAATAAACATTCTTCCATCATTTAAATTGATAGAAGGTTCACCTGGTTTTAAAGTATTGACTGCTGGTATTGCACCAGAGGCAGTATTAGAACGTGTTAATGAAACATTGGCAACCGCACCAAGAGCAATCGTATTGGCAAAATCATAAGCTGCATTTGCTTTATCATATGCAAGAGCACCTACAGTACCAGTTGCAGTATTGGCTGCATTGAAAGCGGCTTGTGCTAAGTTGGTTGCCGAATTGGCTTTATCAAAGGCTGCATTTGCATGAGTATATGCTAAAGCACCTACTGTACCTGTTGCTGAATTGGCTGCATCAAAAGCAGCTTGTGTAAATGCTTTAGTTGAAAGTGGTGTACCACCGAGTGTTACACCATCATGAACAACAATTGTTTTTTGATCCGTATCTACCGTAATTTCGGCCAAAGCACCAGTAAATGATGCTGTTTGTGCCGTAGTACCTCTACGAATCTGAACTATAGTAGAATTATTAGCTGCCATATTTTTTCCAAATTATATAGTGTTATTTATAGTGTTCCGTAATCGAATAATATTGGACCTGGTGTCTGAGGTATCCAACCATGATCCACATATTGAGCACCAGTTATTATATAAGTTCCTGTTCCACTATTGGCTCTATCAAAAGCGGCTTGTGCTAGAACATTGGCTGAGTTGGCTTTGGTTCTAGCATAATCGTCAATCGAATCTCCAACGCCTGCGGCTGTTGAATTGATGATAATTGATTTACCAAATGTATCCGTTGTTATGGTAATATTATTACCAGGAATAATTGATAAAGTATCTGTGGGGGAGGTTGCTAATATTAAAGATGAATTAGCATTGATTGTGGCAAATGACTGTGTGGGAGAACCAGTAGAAATACTAGCAATAGAATTGTTAGCGTGCTTGTAGTATAATCTACCATCAGCATAGTTTAACGCCAACTCACCGAAAGATAGTGAAGATGGTACGTTACCTGATTGTCCTGATTTCTTTAACTGTAATGTTGTATTTGCCATTTACCTTAAAAACTTCCGCCATCCTTTGTTATATCGGATTTAGTAAACACTTCAAGAGTATTTTCTATCGGTGTTACACTCACTTTATCATCATCTAACTTTTTTCTTTTGGCAGGAGTTAATTGTAAATAGTCAATTTTATCAGTTAATTCTTTAATTTTATTTTCATAATTACCCGTTAATTCTTTAAGCTTTGTTTCTGACTCATTGGATAATTGTTTAATTTTATTTTCATATTCATTTTTACTTCTATCAAATTCTTCACGGGTTTTTGTTAGTTCGTTTCTGAACGTATCAACGTGTTGAACCTGATGCTTTACATTTTCATATTCATTTTTAAGTTTGTCGGCTTCAGCAATTCGTTCATTTAGTCCTTTAATGTTATCTAAATGTTCTTTAATACTATTTTCTAAATTTTGATATTTTTCTTGGTCAGAGACCTGTTTATTATCTTGTATAGATTGGTTTTCTTTTTGTAAAGAACCAATAGTATCTTTTAAATCTTCAATTACTTTAGCTTGATCCTCAATTGCTTCTTTACTAATTCTTTCGTTTACTTGTAATGATATGTTTCGAATCAAACAATCATTCATTGTGGCGATTAAATTTTCAATATAATAATTAACAAACTTTTCATTTCCCATTTCAAACTCCTAAATTGTTGGGCCACCCGAAGGTGGCCACATAAAAAATAATATAGATTATAAAACTACTTTAGAATGTACCGCCATCCAAAGCAGTAGACCAAACTGGAACACCAGCATTTGTAACGGTGAGAATCTGATTACTCCATGTTTGATCAGAAGTACCTGCGGCAGCAGTTACTAGTTGACCATCTGTAGAATTACCATATATGATACCGTTTGTGGTAAATGTTGAACGACCTGTACCGCCTTGGCCAACTGTTAGACCAGAGATTGCGGAGAACGTTGCAGCTGTTACACGACCATAAGCATCAACACTTAACGAAGATACTGTATTGTTGGCGGCACCAGTACCAGTTGCTGTGTACGTTGAGTTAGCAAGAGTCTGTAAACCACCTGAACCATTACCAACAAGAATTGCACCTGTTGTAAATGAAGATTGACCTGTACCGCCTCTTTCAACACCTAATGTGCCAGAAGTAATTGCAGAAGTATCGATTGCAATATCAGCACCAGTGGCAGCAGTTACACGACCATAAGCATCAACTGTGAGTGATGTGATTGTTTTAGAAGCAGATAAAGAACCGGTTAATGTGTAAGAAGCGTTAGCAAGGCTCTTTAGTGAATCTGTACCATCTGCAACCACCATCTGACCAAAAGTAAAGTCAGTAGATGCTACTACAGCATTGTTTGCCTTATCAAAAGCGGCTTGTGCCTTTGTATCAGCATGAGTAATATTTGTATTTTGAGTTGCGTCTACACCTTGTGTGTAAATGGTGTTAGCATTTGCATTACTTGCTGTTGTAGATGTTGTATTGGCAAGGTTATAAAGGCCTTGAATGTGTGTATTTAAATTAATACCATTGGATTTAATAAAACCAACATTAACGTTTGCATGGTTGAAAGATGCATTAGCAACATCAATGCTATTACCAGTTAATTCAGGAGTGTATCCATCAAATATGTGGTATTCTTTTGTACCAGCATCACGGAAGATACCAGTATGTCTTGCAACACTACTACCATCTGTATAATGACTTGCAAAACCAATATCAACTGCATCAGAGGTATTATTTGAAGCTAAAATGATTAATGGATCGGCAACATTCAATGTGGATGTGTTAACTGTTGTATGCGTGCCTTGAACTGTTAAGTTACCAGAAATTGTGACGTTACCATCAATTGTTTGACTTGTGATTGCTGTATTGGAACGAACAACAGTTGTGTCAACATCTAGTGTAATTGTGTTTGCAGAAATTGCTGAAGTGATACCAGCACCACCAACCACGTATAGTGTTTCGCCACCATCAATACTTGTTGTACCAGAATCACCAGCAAGGTTAAATGTTGTCGAAATTGATTCTGTTGAGATTGATATAACACGACCGTTAGCAGCAACAGTAACAACTGGAATTGCAGTGGAAGAACCGTATGATCCAGCAGATAAACCAGGAACAGCATTGAGTGAAGCATTTAGTGTTACGTTACCTGTACCATTAAAACTTACAGCACTAGCAGTAATGTCACTACCGGAAATAGAAAAATCTCTAGAGGTTTGTAACTGATTTGCAGCATTTGCAGTACCTTGAATAGTACCAATAATGTTGGCAGTAATGAAATTAAACGAAGCGTTGCCTGTGGCATCTCGTTTAACTAGTGTATCGGGAGTAGCAGCAGCAGTGGCATTATCAATGGCTTGAGTGTAGTATATACCACCAACGTTGATAGCACCGTTACCTGCGGCAGTACCTAAGAATAATGTGTTTGATTGATACGAGTAGGCTAATTCACCAGCAGCAAGCGAACTTGGACGTCCTGTGCTCGATGAACGTTTGATTAAAATATTTGTATTTGCCATTTTTTTTCCTTATTATTATTAGGCTAGTTGTTCCACTACTACTATTTAGAAATTTCCACCGTCTATGGTTGCAACATTAATATTACCGTTTTGATCCCTAAGAACTACTGTATTTGCTGCATTTTCCGTAGTGGTTAGACCACCAACCGTGATTATTTTACCATCTCTGTCACCAATAAAAAACGTATTGGATACAAAGGAGTATGCCAATTCACCATCATCTAAATTGGATGGCCTTGTATTTGCATATGAACGGAGTATCTGTATGGTTGTATTGGCCATCAGAACTCTCCAGCATCTAAACTAGCTGCAGCACCAGAAACTGGAGCCAATCTAAATGAATTTGTATCGGCTTCATATACCACAACATCTCCATCAGCCGCACCCGTTATTGACAGGTCTGTGGCACTCTTTAATGTTCTACCACCATAGGCAATTGACCTGACCGAACTGGTTTTCTGAGTATTAACTTGCACATTGACTGTGCCTATTGTTTGTCCTGGCATCTTTAAAACCTAGTTACTTGTGGAAGAACGCTAACAGTACCCTCCAAAACCCTAGTAATAGTGTTAGCAGCATCTTTAATTGCCACATCATATACATATCTACCTGCTGCAATATTGGCTGTTGTGTTTGCAGCTAGATTTAAAATAATACCACCTTCTGACGGAGTGGGAATATTCACAATAAAAGTAGCAGTAGCATTAGCTGAATAATAAGACCTTCTTATTTGTCCTTTTGCCGCCATACCAGTCAAATCATAAGGCACACCATCAACATCATCTAAAGTGATAGTCGTTGTGAAGGTTGTACCTTGTTCTAAAAATAAATCTTGATAACCGGCTGGCATTCTTTATCCTATTGGTATTTAGTTTTAGTTTTTCTTGGATTTTAATAAATCCACTTCAGTTTTTAATTCTTTTATGGCCTCTATTAATAGAGGAACCATTCTTTCATATCGTACTGTCATATATTGTGGATCAATAGGTGCCGGTGCAACAACTTCAGGCATAACTCTTTGGACATCTTGAGCTGAAACACCAACTTCACGAACAGGAGTATAACCTAATGCTTGAGCAGTTTCATTGGCTTCATGGTAGAAACCAGTTAAGGACATTACTTTATCCAAAGCATTTTCAATAGAACCTAAGCGTGTTTTTAATCTGTCATCTGAATAGTAGGCGGTGATATTGTGGATTGCACGAATTGAACCTGTATTTGCTGTGTCTGGTGCAGTACCAACACCAATTGATCTAAATTGAACATCCGATGTGTTTGCAAGGCTTTGATTGATTGTATAATTCGTTAAACCAGCAGCAGTTCCTGGTATAGATCCACTAATGTTAGCTCCAGGTATTGAACCTGTAATCTTTGTTGAAGCTAAAGAAATAATCCATGATGGATTGGTATAAGAACCATTTGTATATACACCATTGGTAACTGTACCAGAATTACCAGAAATACTAATATTTTTGGTAGTTGTAGAATTTAGTACCGAATCTATTGATGAATTAACAAAAGCAGTAGTTGCAATTTGTGTTGTATTTGTATTGGTGGTTGCAGTTGGTGCTGCAGGAGTTCCTGTCAATGTCGGACTAGCAATAGTTGCTTTTCTTGTTTCAAGGTCTTGTACGGCCAATTGAATGGTATTCTGAGTAATACTACCAAATGGTGTAAATGTTAAGTTATTGGCAAAGAATGGTCCACGAGTTGTCCAATATATTGTGTTGGCGTTAGCGGCCAATACAGATCCATTTGCTACACCAACAGTAGATGGTAATAAGTTAATTAAACCTTGAACTTTATCAGATGCACCTATACCACCATTATCAACAGAAAGAGGATTACCTAAATTAAAAATACTATTGAATGAAGGATTGGAAAGAGTGGTTAGTTCTTGCGGAGTGTTTATGAATAGTGTATTTCCTGTTGCCGAAATTACAACTCCATTATTACTACTTAAAGTCATTCTTCCGTTGGTAGCATTTGCTGAAGAACCGGTTGTACCAGTAAATACGTTTGCTGATGTGTTGGCTCGTGAGAATGATGTGTGAGAATAATTATTTGCGGCCGCCAAATTGGTTGTTAACGTGTTTACGTTTGAAGTAAATGTGTTTGTATTTGCTCGTACTTGTGTTTGTAAATCAAACAAAGCTGCTGACGTAGCCACATTTAAAGAATCATTCAACATTGTTGAATTACTTAAATGCATATTGGTCAACACTCTAAAGTGCTGGCCATTTTGTACATCAAGTGTTTCCCAATATTTTAAAGATTCATTCCAACGGAATGAAGCATTTGCACCACTAATACCCCGATCAACACCTAATGTACTTGTTTGACCTGCACCGGCACCAGCATTCAATACAAAAGTATTAGAGGAATAAATGGTTGGTGCACTAACTACAAAATTTCCAGCTACGGTCATTGATCCAACAACAAAACTATCAAATGTTCCAACTCGACCAAAGAAATCTCTGCCTCGAACATCAGTAGTTACATTTAAATCAGAAATAACATTGGTAGTTACATTTAAATATGTTGTTGTTATTTGGTTGTTTGCAGTGATATCCTCAAAAACTCCTCGTGTCGTTGCAACAACATAAGGAGCCGTCACAGCAGAATTGGCTTTTAAATTATTAACCCAAGCTGAACCAGTAGTGTTTAATGTTGAAGTTAAAACAACATTGTTTGATGTTAAATTATTAACTCGTGCAATATCTGTAATATTAAGAGTTGACGACCTTACTAATGTATTTGCTGTAATATTATCAGTAATTATTTGTTTGTGTATGATTGCATTGTTTGCAACTTGTAATGCAAAACCAGGAGCATTTAAATAAACGTTTGCAAGTAAAGTTGAATCACCGCCAACCGATAATGTTGTAGAAATAACTGCTGCACCAAAAGCTGCTGTATTGGTTACAGATAAACCTGTACCAATACCACTAACATATAATGTTCCACTATCCTTTGTGTAATTATTGGCACCAAGATTGTTTAATTCTTTTGCAATAATATTCTGTTGGGCCAGAAGGTCACCAAAGGTATTTGTGAAGTTTAAAACTGATACGGTATTAGCCATTATTATTTCCCGGACGATAACTGAAGTAACATTTGTTTAATCATTTTGATGTCATCTTTTACTTCATTAATTTCATTTTTAATGATATTTATTTCTTGTTTTTGGCTTCCCATTAATTGTTTTTTAAAGTTGTAATCATCCAAACCAGCTGTATCTTGGTTGATTAAAGCCATTGTTTTAGTATCTCTTACAAAAGTTGTACCAGTTACTTTAACTAACATATTAAACCGCCGATGGTAAAGCGATAGCACGAATGTCCGAAAGATATGGTACAAATGTGTTATCTGTTGTGGATAAAACAACTTTAATAGCAAATTGACTAAAGTTGTTATACGTTTGATTTGTTACGTCACTAGTATATGAAACATAATTTTGTGCTTTGCCTAATGTTCCTGGAGCAGCAACAAACTCATATGTATCATCTCGTGTTTGGGAATATAATGAATCACTATTGTTAATTAGTGTCATTAATTGCCATGTACCTTCTTCAAATTTTTGTGTATCATTTCGAGAAAGTATTTTATAGTATACGTATATATTTGTATTGACTGGACGATAAGCAGTAAAGTAAACTCTTAAATCACCAGAATCAAAACCTTGGTTCAATACAACTTTCTTGGTAAAATATCTGGCTAATGCATTACCACCAGATTTAGAAGTTTCACCAGCAAGAATAACAGAAGCATTGGCATTACCAGAACGAGTTGCATTATCTGTTATTGTCATTGTGGGAGTAGTTACATAACCAGAACCAGCATTGGTAATGTAAACACTATCAATGATGCCACCAACAACATTGGCTATCGCAGTTGCACCTGAACCATAACCATCAGTAGAATTTACGGTTACGGAAACTGTTTGTGCATTGTATCCTGTTCCACCAGAAACAACTGTTATAATATTATTTGATAATCCAAGGTTGTTAATGTTCCATGTTACGGAATACACACTCAAACCATCATCAGAAATTACAGGAGAAACTGCATCATTTACAGATGTCATTGTTGCAAATAAAGAGAACGATGTATTTGAATTTGCATCTAATACACGTTGTCCCAAACCATCATTCAAATATATGTCATCGTAAGTTGGCGTACCAAATTTACCAGGAGTTACACTTACAGTAGGTGCACCGGCATATGATGATTTTACTGTTGAAGCATATTGATAACCCAAAGCAGTTGTACCTGGTATAAAATCTGTTGTTGAAATATTAAAAGCATCAACAGAAATATCTGTATTCTCAAAAGATGTTATTGTATTTGAAATGGAGTTAGCATTTAAATAATATTCTATTTCTTGACCAACAATTTTTCTACTAGGTAATTTTTTAGGTACAACAAATTGTATTTGTGGCTGAGTACCAACATCAAATACACAACGTTCAACCACAAACATCATAGATTCATTTTGATCGGCTGTCCATGTTTGAGAATTTTGTGATACAAATAATGAACCAACATAAGGTGCCGAGTTAATTTTTGTTGTTGTCGCTGGTGTAGGATCAATTGGTAAATTTTTAACTGATGAAGAAATTGCTATGTCACCATTTTGTGCCGTGTAAATTGTATATTCATTTGATGTAGGACATTTTATTATGAATGCATACAATTTATTTGGTTCCAAATAAACCGGTGTTGGAAATTTAAATACTGTATATGTATTAGGATTTAAATAATGTGGTTCACTGGATGTTTTTATGTGTTCAGCTGTTAAAGTTACCTGTGAGTGATCCAAAGTTTCTCCGCCAGGATATCCATTAACTGTACCAACAATTGATAAGGTCACAGGTGCATATCCAGTAGAAGGTTTGGTGGCAAAGAAAACTTTAATTGAATCTATAAAACAACCGTTTGGATAATTATCTTTATCAATAATAAATGTTTGTGCTACTGGATCCCACACAGTTGTATAATTATAACTACTTACATTTGTTTTGGTTTGTGTTTGTGTAAATGTATTTTTTGCTGAATCAATTGAAGAAGCATAATTTACACCTTGTTTGGTTGTTTGTAAACCAGAAGCATGGAATGTGGCTTCAGAGAATGTTGTTTCTGAACCTATATTACCTGCAATTCGATTGTCTACTCTGAAAGTTCTTTGACCTGTATGGAATGTAGAACCAGGCAAAGCAAAAATACCAGATAACATACCAACCTCATTGGTTGTTAGTTTTCCAACAGAGTAGATGTCATTTGCAGCTGCACCAACTCCCGTTGCCAAAGTTGCTGTTTTTGTGGTTGTGTTGTATGCACTAACCACAGCAGATTGTCCTGCACCAGAACCACTAATAACATATAAAGTTTGGCCAGTATAAATGTCGGTGTTTGATGATGCAGCAGACAACTGGATTGATGTTGTTGAGTTTGCGCTTCTTAATACTCCAGATACACTAGTGTAAGAAGAAATTACACCACTGGCTGTAGATGATTGGTATTGACCAGATGTATTGAATTTGGCATTCTGTAATGTTACACCAGAATTAAATGTAACTCCTTCTAAAGTTAAAACATACAAACGAACATTTGAGTTTTGTGGATTAACATAATAAGAAACTATTTTAGCATAAGGTGTAAAGTTACCACCAGCAAATACTCCAATAATATCACCATCAACAAATGATCCACTAACGTTTGTTAATTCTATAATATTTGGTTTACGGATATATTTGTCAACTAAAATACCATCAAAATAGGCACTCACATCGGTGTTAACCAACATTCCATAAGTATTAAATTGTAAAAACTGTTGGCGAATGTATGGTAGAACACTAACATCAGTAATGTATCCAGATGTTTCTAGGTAACTGGAGTTGAGTTTATCATATTTACCTAATATGGTTTTTTGTTGTTGTTCTGTATAAGTTGTAACCTGATTTACTCTCCAGTTTCTTCCAGAAGCAATTACCCTATCTGTTGTGGTGGCTACTGTTGTTTTCCAATCACCAACTTGCAACACATTAACTTGATCACTTGCACGATATACTTGTAAATTTGGATCAACAATTAATAAATCAGGAGCTTTTTCGGTATCAACCCAATTGTCCATTGGAGGAGTTAAATCCATTACACCTGAATTTAATGATACAGCAAATGGGTTTAAATTAACTGTACGAGAAGCAATCTGTTGAGTGATAACATTGGCTGTTGTGTAAGACAACATAAAGAAATTAGATTTACCGGCAGTGGTAATTTTATAACCTAAATTATTTGCACTGGTGGAATCCAATTGACCCATATTGTATATCAATGATAGTGATTGTAATGGGAAATTTTTAACCACTTGTGCTGCTGTCATTTGTTTTGTTCTGCGGTTAACAGAAACCAAATAATCAGTATTGGAAATATCAGATGCAGCATAACTAGAAAAATCATCTACCAATATACCATTTTTAAATCGGTTTAAACCATTGCCATCAGCAATTTGCAATGATGCAGCACCTTTTTCCAAAGTGTTTAGAGCCGTATAGTATTCGATATTATTAACTCTGCTCTCTAAATCGGAGATATCTCTCATCTGCCAACGTTTATGTTTCACTCTTTCAATTGAAAGATTTGGCAATTTACCTGTTGCTTCACCTGGAATGTAAGCTGTATATGGGTCATGAGTTAAGTTTGCAATAACAAGTGCACCATCAGGCTCACTAGGTGAAATTGGATTTGACGAAGGAGTACCTTGAATAATTTCAAAAGACCTATCTTTAGTTAAAATAAGTTTATCTTTTCTACTCAAGTAATAACCATAATTGGATTCAAATATTGAAAGGTCAACAGGTATGTAAGCACCTGAGGCACCTGATCCGGATGCACTCGCTCGAATTGTAAAATTAGGTTGAGCATTAATTAAAGATGGTCTAAAATCCAAACAATCTTTTAATTGATATGGATTACCAGTTGAACTGGTGTAAGAAGGAATTTCAGCATAATTTTCTGGTGAAGAAGAAATAGGAGCTAAGTATGACATTACACTATAGTAACCATCACCACCAGTTGTTGCATAGTAATCTAGAACCACAAGTAAATTACCTTTAATTGAAGGCTGACCTACACCTAAGGTAATTGTGGCAAAATCATAATGAGAATCTCTTTGGCCATTATCAAACGTAAATCTATTGGTAATATCATATGATGGGTCGGACAACATTGCATCTGTTGGGAATGTTGCTTGAGATTTTGTGTCAATAATTTTTACAATTCGTTTTACATCCGTAATGTATAATTTTTGTGGAGATCCTGGATTAACCAAACCTTGCCAAGTAATATACACTTGACCTTGTGTTGTGTCAACATAACTGTAACTGTTGACAGTTGTTCCAGAAAGATTAACGCCGGTTGTATTACCTGTTACTAAATTTTTAGCTTTAATAATATAACTTGTATCGTTGCCGGCTTTAACATACGCTTTAGCAATAATTGTTCCAGTAAATGCAGTTAAGTCACTAGTTGGTGTTGTAAATGTGGCCGTAGAACCTGCACCAGTAATCGAACACGTTCTAGATAAAATGTTCCAAGGAAGTGTTTGACCAGCCCTTAAACCTGCATTTGAACCAGGATTTGTTACAATGATTTGAAAGTTTTGTGAAACGGCATCGGCTGATAATGATCCTGATCCTAAAAAAGAAAGAGTAGAAACAGGTGCAGAACCAAAAGTTAATGTTGCAACAATGTTTCCACCAGAAATACCAAACGCAACGTTCCTAAACACTTGTGTTGTTAAGTATGAAGTGTTGTTTGCATAACTTACATATTGATTACCTAAGTTAAACAATAACTCAGGCGCATTTGGATTTTGAAGAACGGTATCAGCAAGAACATCATTTGTTTGTTTGCTTGATGTATCAATTGTTGCATTTGCTGTAACAGTATATGGTGTTCCTGCTGTTGCTTTAATAATGGTTTCTATATCAGTTACATCAAACCTTAATGTAAACTGAGAAGAAGTGGTTGGTGCAACCGTGAAAGGCCTATCAACATATGCAATTTTACTAGCGGCATCATAACTAGTAATTACACGAAAATCTCCAGCAGAAGTACCTTTATCAATACTTACAGTTACATTGTAGTAAGCGTTTGCCACATTTGAAAATTGATTTGTGCTTGGTAATGTTATGTAAGAATTGTTTGCTGAACCGGTGGCCACATTAGCCGTTAAGGTTTGGTTTTGAATTCCAAAAACATACGCTTTATAAATGTAAGCTGATCCATTTGCTGTATTGGATGTACTGGAATAAACCATATTCCTAATATATCCTGTGGCTGCTTTAGTTGAGTTGTATGAATTTTCATTTGTCAAAGAGATACTTGTTTTATCTACCGTGTGAAAATCAACAGGAGGTAAAGTAGTTACATCAAATACACCATTGGACGAATTAACAAAAAAATAATTTCCATAATCAATAAATGTTGGATTATTTGATACACTATCTTGAGTTCTTGCTCGATCATTTGTTAATGATACAGGACTTTGGTTTTCTAATCTGTAACCACGAACATAAGAAACACCCTTTGAAATTCCAATATCATATTTATTTGAATCACTAGTGTTTGCTTTAGGAGTTAAAGTATAATCACTAACAATGAAGTCACCATTGGTATCATTTGTTCTCTTGGCAAAATAATCATCAATAACGGAGTATACGGTTCCATCAACTTGTTTTTGTATGGTGCCTTCAGCAAGGCGAACCAATTCAATAAAATTGTCATCGTCACCTAATGTTAGAGGCCGAGTTTCTAACGATAAACTAATTAAATACCGGTCGGCTCCAGGAGCTTGATAGTTTGTAGCACCTAATGCTGGATCTAGCAAAGTGGTGTCATCATTAGAATCTATAATTGTTTCTGTTGCATTTAAACCTACTCTTAAAGAAGGATTTTCGTTGTATTTGGAAAGAATAACTGTATCTTCAGAAGCAGTTACAAAATTACCTTTAACATAAAAAATACCTCTCGATATAGAAGCAATGGATCCTTTTCCTGTAGCCTCATTACCAACAGATGAAGTGATAACAGTTGCAATATAGTTTGACCCATTTAAATAGATCGTGTCACCACTACCAAATTTATTGCCGGTAATGTATGTTATCATTAACGTTGGTGGATCACCGTCAACTCCAATAGAAGTTGATGTGGCTTCTGCAAAAGCAATTACCTTTGCAACAACTGAACCATCTTGGCTATAAATTGTTCCGTTTTCAAACGATGCTGCAATTGTGGTTAATCCAGACGGCGTGGTTGCATTTAACTTTAGAAAATAAACATTTTGGTTAACTGTTACTTTACCGCCAGAAACGGGAGTGTTCTGAGCAAAAATTGCATCAGCAAAACTTGTGATTTGATTTTGTAGAATGGTTTGAGATTGTGTTAATTCACGAGCCTGAACAGAATACCCTGGCTTAAAAAGAATTCGATGGTAATTTTTAGTTACATCAAAATCATCATAGTACGGTTCTACATTAAAATTAAGTGCCATTTTTTCTTTCCATTAAAATCTTAACACAACACGGAATTGTTCAGTAGCATCTCCGCTACGTTCAACTCCTGTTCTATTTTCTATATAAGTGATATATCCAGAATAGATAATAAAATCAGGATCGGTTACCTGTAATAACGTTCTAATAATAGCCTGACCTGATGATAAACTTTCTTGTACAAGAACTTCATTTGCAGTTGGTGTTCCTGTTATATTTATGACCTTTAATATATTGGTTGCTGGATTAAAGCTAACAATTTTTGCTTTGAAAGTTGCTCTTGCCAAAGATGGTCCTTGATACACCACTTGGCCACTATCATACGAACCCAATCCAGAAGATACCAAAATACTTGTCGTTACGTCATACACAGTTTCAGTTGCATATGGTATAAGTTTTCCTTGATTACTTTTCGAATAGGGATCCAATATCATACCCAATTGCCTGTAGGTAATATCGGTTGGTATTAATCCCCCTTCACTACCATTAAATTCTAAAGCCGTCATAACATGATTACATCCCAACTCTGATATAGGATCGAATCCGTGACCTCCTATTGGTGATACAGGACTACTCGCAGTAGCAACTACATTAGGTGTAGGATAACCCGCCTCCGTTGTTATTACCGTTTCAGCATAACTGTAACCTTGTCCAGTATTTGCCATAACAATATCGGTTATATAACCAGCTGCATTAACACTAGCCGTAGCATTTGCAAACTGTCCGTCACCATTAATGGTAATTTTTACACCACCAGAAAAATAACCACGACCAGTATTTGTGATGTTAATAACTGAAACATCACCATGTGAGGCAAATGTTTCAACTGGATTTGGAATGTTTTGACCAATACCAATCACAGGCATCCAGTTTGTATCTAAAAATTTTTGTTTTTGGCCAATGTTGATTGTATATAAAAATTTCCACTTATAACCGTCTGCTGTTTTCACCAAGAATGATTTGTCAAATGTACCAGGTAAAAACTCAGGTTCAATAGTTGATTGTGATCCGTTAGCATTTCCTAAACATTTGAACACTTGATCAAAACGATTTCGAACATAGAAATTTTTTGTTAGTATACCATTTGCATCAACCGTAAACATATCCTCTGTATCAGAATATTGATCATATACTACACCGGTTTTCCAATCTCGCCTTGGTATTACTGGAGAAATATCAGATGATGTTACCTTTTTGGCAGCGATAATATTCTTGAATACTTGCTTTAAAGAATATTGATCCTGTGTTGGCATGGGAGGTTCTTCTTCATCTGGCCATGGATCCACTTGGCCAATAAACGCATATAGAGCATTCTGTAATGTGTTTGTGGCATTAGAGGTGGTTGCAGGAGCATAATAGTATTGTAGTACCTCATATATTTTACTGCCGTATATGAGTTGAGATGAGTTTGCTGTAAAATTTGCCATGATTTATTTATTAAGCGTATTGGATTGTTACAAAAGTATTTGCATTGTCACCATCAATACTAAAGTACCTCAAGTAAGCTGAACTGGTTGCAGACATTGTGAATGTTGTTGAATTAACACTAGAATTCAATGCTGTACAGCCATGAGTAATTGTTCTTGGATTTGCACTGGTATTAGTTAACCAAACTTCAACGACTTTACCTTGAATATAATTTGAATGTGATATGGTTAAGTCTGCTGATAGTGTGGCTTTAATCAAAGATGTTGTTGAATAATCAATTGTAAATGCCGTTTGGTCACCAACTAAAATGGTTGAATTATAAATGAATCCTTTTTGTGGATTAACTGTACCAGTAAATTCAATTTCATTTGCATTAAACGAAGCAATTTTTTGAGTTGTGTTTGATCCTGTTGGTGTATTCCAAAACTCAATACGAGAGCCTCTTGCTGAATCTGTATAGTTTTCTGAAGCCACAAAATCAATTTTTGCTGGACTAGATGGTGCAAACTCTGTGCCTGTCCAACCATTACCAACAATACGCATTAATACATCATTATTGCCTGTTGCAGCCGGCGCTGCAGCTGAACCACGACCCATACGACCAGACAATAGTGGGTAAGTATTTTGACCAAAACTATCCAATACAACACGAGTTACAGAATTGGCTTTGCCAGTAATGTGTAACATATAGTTTGTATTGGAAGGAGCCTGTGTAACAAAGTTATCGCTAGCTGTAATCTTAACAAATACTGTGTTGCTGGAAAAAGATGAATTGTTTAAACTAATTGTGCCAGTAGTTAATACATTACCGCTAATGATTAAATCACCTGGTACCGATAATGATCCATTTGTACCAAAATTAAATTGTTGTGTGTCTGATTGTATTGTAAACGAATTTGATGTCGAAACCATAAATGTGGTCGGACTTGCTGAAGGATTATATCCAATTTCAGTATTATCCGGGAATACAATATAGTTTGGTAGTGTTAAATTACCATCTATACCAAACGTAAATTGTTTTTGAGTTCCACCATTATCTGTTTGTATTTGTATACCAGCGTTTGAACGAATATAAAGGTCATCAGTTGATGCAATCGTTTGACTGCCATCAAAATTTAAATCACCTGTAATTGTTAATGTGCCATCAAATATGCCTGTTGTATTTGCTAGAGCATTATTTGCTTTATCAAAGGCAGCCCAAGCATGATTATTGGCTGTAGTAATATTAGTGTTCTGTGTAGTATTAACACCTTGTAGTATTGTAATGTCACCAGAGTTTGTATTTGCAACATCAAAAGCCGCCCAAGCATGGTTATTGGCAGTGGTTATGTTAGCGTTTTGAGTTGTGTTAACACCTTGCATTACGGTTATACTATTACTTTGTGTATTGGACTGTGCATAGATTGCTGCAGCATAAGTATTTACATCAATGGCAAAATTGTATGCAGAGTTTGCTTGATTGAAAATGACTTGTGAGTGTGCTGCTGTGACCGCAGCTGTGTTCTGTATCGTGTTATCAGCAAATTTGATAGGCATTTTTAAAGATAAACCAACACCATCTTCAATTCTTGCAACTTCATTGGCTTGTTTATGGGCACCAGTAAAGAAAACTAAATCAGTATTTGCAATCGCTGTACCAATCCATAAATTACCATACTTTTGATTGTCCTTGCCATGCATATACAAATAACCATCATTATTGGGTA